TAATTAACTTAAATATAAATTAATTTTTTTATTTTTTCTAATTTATTTTAGAATTTAACCATTCTTCACTAAATTCAATAAAATATTGATAAGAAGTTTTTACAATTATCTTTTTAGTATTTCTTTTATTGTATAAAATTGCATCAAAAAGATTAACTTCCATCGAATCAGTTATATAGTTATAAGATATTGACTCAATATTTTTAGAATCAATCATAATCTAAGTGACCTAAATATAGTTCTTATTATTTCCATTTCTTCCAATGGATTACCTGATTGATTATTTATCCAAAGTAATTCATCTTTTATAAATTCATTATCGCAGTTATGCTCTTGTAAATGTTTAGCTACTCCATGTAAAAAATTGTTTCTTCCAGCACTTCCCCATCTTTTATCAAATTCAAAGTAATTAAGTATTTGTTCTTTTTGACTAAATCTTTCAAACCATTCTTTTTTAGTTTGACAACTATTTTCATATTGCTTGTTAATCATATTTAGATTAACACCTTTTTTAATTTCTTTTTCTTTTTGCTTATTTTGATTATTTATTTTATAAAACATTTTTGACTGTCTTAATAAAAGTTTTATATCAAAATTAACTCCATTATTTATAAATACTTCACTTTCTGAATAAGCATAATAATATCTAGCCACATCTTTAGTTGCATTATCACTTCCATATCTTAGTATCAATAATGACATCATTTGTTTATAATCTTCAATGGTTATATCTTCAAAATAATCAGTTGGTAATATAACTCTGAATCTATCACATATAATCCCGTTCTTTTCTTTTTGATGTGATTTTGTAGTGGCAATAATTACATTATATACATCAAATATTTTTTTTGCTTTTTCTAAAGTAAGACCATCATCAAAATCTAACATAATACAGTTGGTTTTGTTTAAAATAGTATTGCTTTCTTTTCTATAATTTTCATTATATATAAAAGGGCTATATCTTCCATTTGATTTTAAAACATTTGCAAAATTCTCTAAACTTGTATTATACGGCTTATAATCTACTGCTTGATTGTTGCTAGTTGAATAGCTAAAGTTAATCGAGTACATTTGGCATATCTACTTCATATTCTGTAACAATAGGTTCATCTTTTGCTTTTTTTATACAATTTTGTGTAAATATTGCAAAATCTTCTTTAGTCATTGTTAAACCATTAATAATTTCATCTGAAAAAGATTGAACCACTTGTAATTCAAAAGGATTGCTTTTTTGATATTTATATATCTCTTGTATTGCACCTCTATTGTCTTTAGTACAGTGAATAACTCGCATACCCATAGCCATTAGTTCTTTATCTTCTACTATTTTTTTATCTTGTTCTATTAGTGGCATACTTAAAACATAAGCACATCTAACAGCATCACTAAATGCTCCAGCTCCTCTTGTATTTGATATTTCACCTTTAGAACTATGATGAATAAATATTATATTAATATCATCTTCTTTACACCAATTTATAAAAGGTTGCATAAAGGTTCGAGCTTGTGAATTGTCATTTTCATTTCCACCAAAAAAAGCTAAAAGAGGGTCAATTATTAAGAGCCTAATATCATTTTCAAGACAAAATAATCTCAATTCGTTGAAACTTTCTTCATCATTTACAAACTCTCTATCTTTATTCTTTGACAAATGAATTGGTGAACTATTAATTAACTTTACTCTATTTTGATTAAAATCAGACATAACCTTATTTTCTAACAGTAAATTGATTCTATGTTTTACATTCCCATTGTCGTCTTCAGTAAGCCATAAGGCAACATTACCGATATGATTGTTTACATATTCACTTGATAAAATTAAAGATAATGAGGTTTTTCCACATCCACCTTTTGCACTAATCATCCCTAAGGTATTTTTTGGAAATGGTAAAGTTTCACTTAAAATAAATTCTTGTTTTGTTTCTATTGCATCTGCAACATCTAAAAATTCTATTTTCATAAGTCAGACTCTCTTTCTTGTTTCATATCAACTACACTTTTTACAACTCTTCTGTTTGTTTCTTTTTTTGTTTCTTCTTTAACTTCTTTTTTTATTTCTTTATTATTTTTGGACCATCTTTTTTTAACAGCTTCTTCTTTTCTTTGACAAGCTTCATTATACTTTTTATTGTTTTGCTTTAGGCTTTCCATAATAAAATCAAATGCAAAACTAACTAAAGCATCTCTAATTATGATAATATCTCTATTTACTTCATATTCATAAATAGCGTCTATTAAAATTCCCTTTTGTTCATTTGTCATTTTTTTAAACATTGGATATAACTTTTTATCCATATAAAAATGACTTTTTGACAATGATTTATCTTCTATCATTTGTTACCCACCAAATAGTTATTTTTTAAAAATGTAGTTATCTTAGTATCAATTAGGGATCTATCAATTAACTTTAAAATAATTTTTTGAACCGTTAAATCTTCTTTTGATAATTTATATCCTAATTTAATAAATTCATCTTCTTGATAAAGTTGATAATCCGAATCATTGTTTTTTTCTTCAATGAAGCATATTAAAAGACAATCTGTTTCATCTGTAAAAATTCCTAAACCTCTTTTTTGTGTAATTCTATCTATATAGATATCTATATATTCAAATTTTGACATTTAATTTCTTCCAGTGATTGTTTATTTAAGGGTAATTTTGAGAAGCACCACCGACTGCAAAATTATATCTTTCCCTTACTTCGACACCCTTGCGAGTGTCGCTGTTTATTAAGATATTTAATAACAGTCGGTGGTGCCGAAGTAAAGGATATGAACAATAAAATATTTAATGAATGTTACCTAATAAGAAATTAAAATAGGCTTATATGAATTTTATATTAGGTGTTTTATAGATATGTATAGATATGTATTCATATCATATAGATATTATACTGATAAGATAGGATAGGATAAGATTCAAGATAAGATAACTTACTCTTGAATATCTTATGGCTTATTAGGATTATAAATCCTAAAGCCATAATTCAAGTAAAAAAATAAAAATAAAACTATATTTAAAAAAATCATTTTAAAAAGTAGTTAATGGCTTACGCCACCCCATCAATTTATTTTTTTTCACTTACCAAACTTTAAGCAAACAAAATATATACTTCCCTTTTATTGATTAAGATTATTTTAGTATTAAGCAACTTTCTTTTAGAGGGTTGCTTTTTTAATTGATAATTAATACTTTTTTGGATATAATGCTTTTATGTTATGAGTTGATTAGAGCGATAAGACAATCCTTACGCCCTTATCGCTTTAATGAATTTATAGAGCGTAAGGAACTCAAAATGGCAAATTATATTATTAAATACTTTGGAAATTTAAAAAACAGAAACATAGATTTTAAAAATAAATTAAGTTGGTTTGATTTAAATAAAGAATTCGATTATAGATTAAATACAAAATATGGGTATATATACTCTTCATCAGCATATAATGAGCTAATCAGTAATGTTTCAGATTGTTTTGTTATGGCAATGATTGGCTTAAATGAAATGCACAAAGAGGCTGTTAAAAATAAGTTTAATTATGTTTATTTAATATCAGGAACACATAAGGGAATAACAAGATATAAGATAGGTAAAGCAAATGATGTTGAAGATAGATTAAAAAGGTTTGAAGTTAAAATACCTTTTGATATAGATATTATTTGTAGCTTTATGGTAAGAGATGCCATATCGTTTGAAAGTTATTTACATAAATTATATTCAGATAAAAGATTAAGTGGAGAATGGTTTGACTTAACCATTGAAGATATAAAAAAGATAAAAAAAATAGGATTAAAAAAAGAAACAGAAGATGGTATTAATGCTATTGGTAATAGTATAGAAGAATTAAAAAAGAAAAAAAGAAATATGCTATACAAAGATGATAAAAGTTATATTTCATATTTAGAATCATTATTAGTATTTAATGAAATAGATTTTATTTCAAGGTTGGATTAAATGGCAATAGATAAATCGATTTGGGACAAAATAAAAGCTGATTACGAAGCTGGAAATATAGAAGAAGATAAAGCTTTTACACAATTAGCTTCAATGTATAAAGTAGATAGAACTACTATTACAAAAAAAGCTAAAAAAGAAGATTGGACTTATGGGAAAAATCACACAATAATCACACTTGAAACATCGGTTATTAAGGATATGCAAGAAATAAGTGAAAAAAAATCACAGTTAAATCACACCGACTTAATGGCTATTGAAAGAGGTGTGAAAAAAGAATTAGAAAAGGATAATATAAATTCAAATACTTTTCATTTAGCGAAGATATTACAAGCACAATTATTTGATGCAGTTCCATTGATGAAGATTGAAGATTTAAAGCCTAAAGATATTACAAGTGCCTTAAAAGATATTAATGATATTGTAAATCCTAAAGATGGTACTAATATTAATATTTCTAATACGAACGCTACACAAATAAACAATAATAAATCCATAGATGATTTTTATGAAGCTTAATCCCAATCTTAAAACATTTTGGAAAACTAAAGCACAAATAAAAGTGTTGCAAGGTGGGAGGATGAGTAGTAAGACTGAAGATACAGCAGGTGTATTAGCTTATCTTGCTTCACAATACACAATTAGAGTAGCTTGTCTTAGAAGATTTCAAAATAAGATTAGTGAGTCTGTTTACAAAACACTTAAAAGAAAAATATTAGAAGATGAATATTTAAAACCATTATTTACTATTAATGAAACTTCAATTAAGTCTGTAACTGGTAGCGAGTTTGTTTTTATGGGTATTCAAAGAAACCTTGAAGAGATAAAAGGACTTGATGATATTTCTATTACTTGGATCGAAGAGTCTGAAAAACTAACAGAGGAACAATGGAATTTAATCCGTCCAACTATTTTAAGAAAAGAGGATAGTTTTTGTTTATTAGTATTTAATCCAAACCTAGAAACTGATTTTGTATATAAAGAATTTGTAATTAAAAAACACGATAATGTTTTAGTTAGAAAAATAAATTATGATGAAAATCCATTTTTAAGCAATAGTGCTTTATCATTAATTGAATCGGATAGAAAAAAACTAGATGAAGATGAGTTTAATCATATTTACAAGGGTCATCCAAAGAAAGATGATAATGAAGCAATTATTAAAAGAACTTGGATTGAATCTTGTATTGACGCACATATTAAATTAGGAATTGAACCAACGGGGATTAAAAGAATTGGATTCGATATTGCAGATGATGGTGTTGATACTTGTGTAAATATTGCAACACACGGAATATATACTTATTATTTACACGAATGGAAAGCAAAAGAAGATGAACTTATGAAGTCATCTAAAAAAACTTATGATTTAGCATTTAAAGAAGATGCACTAATTCAATATGACTGCATCGGAGTTGGTGCAAGTGCAGGAAGTCATTTTAAGTCATTTAATCAAAATACATCAACTTATAATGCTGTTAGATATTTAAAATTTGATGCAGGTGCGAGTGTTCAAGAACCTGAAAAGTTTTATCAAGTACAAGTTAAAAATAAAGATTACTTTTTAAATTTAAAAGCTCAAAGTTGGTGGAGTGTAGCTGATAGAATGAGAGAAACTTATAACGCTGTTGTTAATGGAGAAAAATATAATCCTGAAAATATTATTTCAATCAATGGGAACTTAGATAAATTAGATGATTTAATAGAACAGTTGGCAATACCAAAAAAAGATTATAATAACAATTTAAAGAATAAAGTAGAATCAAAAGATGATTTAAAAAAACGAGGCGTACCATCGCCTAACCTTGCAGATGCTTTTATAATGGCAAATTTCAATGTAAAAAATGGTAATATTACTGGCTTAAACGCTAATATGTTTTAAATTAAATTAAAGGAATAAAATGACACCAGAAGAACAAAATCAAAGCTTAGAACAGATTAAACAATGGAACGATAACGGGGAATTTGTTATCAACGATAGAACTTATAAATTAACTGGATTATCTCATCAGTTTAGAGTTGAAGTGTTATCAATTTATTCACAGATTGAAGCTAATATTATTATGGGTAATTATCAATTTTTGCAAAGAGATGATTTTAAAAAGGTTATGGTAAAAGTTGATGATAGAGTTTTATATGATGGTATGCAGTTATCTAAGTTGCCTAAACACTTTGAAGAATATGCAGAAGATTATTTAGATTATATTGCAGTATCTTTAAAAGTGATTGTTTACCCTTTTTATCAAACCAAACTAACTACAAAATAAATGGTTATGTAAGTAAAGTAAATTATTGGAGTAAATGGGTATCTCATACTAATATTGAAGATATTAACTTACTCTTTTTTAGTTTGGTTAAAAAAGGTTACGGTGGCTTACAAGAGGTAAAAGAGTTTGATACTAAAGATATTATGCAGATATTAGAATATGAAGCTATATTGTCGGATATAGAGCAGTTGGAATATGAATCAGCTAAAAATAATCAAGAATAAGTTATAATACATTTACAAGACTTCAAGCCTCTTAACAATGCTCACCCGAAGTATGCTTATCTTTTACCAAAGAGTGTAAATTTAACAACGCCCATAATTAACCAATGCACTCTTTGTTAAGATATATTATTTAAGCCACTTCATTTATTTGGGGTGGCTTTTTTAGTTATAATTAAAACAAAAAAGGTTTAATATGAAAAAAAACTTTTTCGATGGTTGGGTAAATGTCCTAAAGGGATTAGGTGGAAGTAAAGATAATTCATCTATTGCAAGTTACTCATCTGCAAACTTTAAATCAGTATTTAGGCAACAACTAAACGACTTATACTCTACTAATTGGATTGCTTCAAAGGCTGTAAATATTCCCGTTGATGATGCTTTAAAAGATGGAGTTAGTTTAT